ATTGTTCGCCTCGTTCAGAACTCCATTTAGTGCCATCACCAAAATTACTAGACATAATAATCTCCTTTTATGCTGTTAGATTTGTACTGATATTCGATATCAATGTTACCCAAGGATAGGAAACTCCGTTCCATAGACAAGGGACATTAATTACCTGATGAAACAATACGTCAACTTATTATACTGTTTATCCATACAGTGGTTATGAGTTTCACACTAACTTTTATACTTGTCAATATTTAATTTTCAGTAATTTTAAGAGGGGCCGGTGATTCCTAAAACTGACCTTAAGTGAAATTTTTTATGGTGGTCGAAAATAATGCATGCTCTTTAGCTGGTTCAGTAATGACATATAATTTTTTTCATGTTACGAGCAGGGTCATACTTTTTTACTGATCCTTACTAATCCATAGTTCTATCTCAGCTTAAGCAGTACTAGCGGTATCGAGATATCAACGGAGATTTTTAGTGATAACCAAATGCTAGGTTATCTATATATTTGCGTTCATAATTGTGAACGATCTTATTGTGTAATCCCTTGAAGTGTTGTTGCTCTTTGTGTTTCACTTAGCGGGAATTGTTGCAATGAAAACATTACTGCTAGTATCTCTAGTGGCTTAGAATCGTTTACTCCAAATTATTGTAGTATACGCTTTATTTAAAAAGAATATTATTATATGTGAAGCCTAATGACACCATTCGTGCACGAGAATGTATTCTTTAAGAGTGCTCATAAAACCGCTCATGAAATTTATTATTCCGGCATATTTGTTTGAAATTCTTTCTCAGCACTATCGTATTTTAAAGTATGTATAGACTAAGCAGAGCGTCAGTTTCATTTAAGCATCATTGCCGCAGTTCCCCAGCAAGAATGAGTTAGAGCTAAGTTCAGATGTCGGGGACAGAGCAAAGTTCAAAAGCCCACTTCATTCTCGAATCACGTGCTCTTTGTTCAACAACCAGAACATAACCTGGTTATCCACTGACCAAGGGGTGAAGATTTTGTCACTATAGTTACTTCCGTTAGCATTTCGTGCTGTTAAACCGTTGATCAAACTAATACATGAGTGTACTGTATGAATATACAGTTAAAGCAGCGGAGGCATTTATGAAAGTCGAATTAGCCATTGATATTAATGAAGAACTTCCAAGCGGCGAGGATCCGTCGCAAGTAAAAAACCTTTTAAATCGACTCCAGGAACACTTCAATCAGTGTAATTTGGTTAAGCACTATGCAGGCTCGGATGGGTTGAGTCTTTACGGTGGCGAAAAGGTAGTTAATAAGAAAGTCGAGGAAATCCTCCAGCAGACCAGGGAAAGCGCAGACAGCTGGTTTTATTGATATAGCATGCAATAACTTTCCAGTATGGAGGGGGGATTGGTGAAACAAAAAGAAGAATTACCGAGCAGGGGCTACGCGGTCATCAGATGCCACGATGGGGTAATCGTTGCAAGACTGCATTCATTTCCTGACAGTGAGCGCGCGCTCATGTACAGACGTGGTGATGAAGTATCCTTCATGCCGTTACAGGATGATGAGATCGTAGGAACACCGACACTCTTTACACAGATGCTTGAGCGGGCTGGTTATCGCGTTTCCAAGAATTCTGTTACACTCCTGTCATAGGCTTGAACACCCTATACCTGCTGCGCCACTGGAGAGACACCATGGCGCAAACACTAAACCAGAATAAATTCCTACTGACCCCTCAAAAGGCCAGCGATTTCCTTTTGATGTCATTCCTGCAGGGGGTGGCATGAAGAAAAGCTGGTTCACTCACTCCGGACTGACAACCGAAGAAGCCAATGAGCTGGTGGCGCGCTATAAATCTAAAGGCGTACCCGTTGAGAAATGCCTCGATACTGATCCTCGGCTTTGGATAGTCAGCGCATTACTCCCGCAGCAAAAATCCTCACCTAAGACAGCGCAAAGCATGCGCTCCCGGACATGGGGATGATCGTGACAGTCTACAACATCCTCCCCATGGGTAAGCCACGCATGACGCGTGCAGACAAATGGAAGAAGCGCCCTGAAGTTATGCGTTACCGGGCCTTCTGCGATCACGTCCGGCTCATGGGCATCTGCATGTCTGAATCAAATTCACAAGTTACCTTCGTTCTTCCGATGCCGAAGAGCTGGAGCAAAAAGAAGCGCGCAGAAATGAACGGGCAGCCTCATCAGGGTAAACCCGATCTCGATAATCTGCTGAAGTCTCTGATGGATGCGCTCTTCGAAGACGACAAGCATATCTGGGATTCAAGGATAACGAAGCTCTGGGGCGAAAACGGGCAGATCATTATCAAGGAGAGCGAGTAATGCGTGCGCTTCTGCAACCTGTGATTGCGAGAGAACTTGGTGTCGTGCTGTTGAAGCCGGGCAGGGAACTGATGGAGTTATTCACAGCAGGCAGAATCCTGATCGAGCGCCAGCCAGAAAGTATGGCCGGGTATCAAACTGGTCGTGTTCCGGATGCGCGGCAGCCACTGGAAGACAACGAGCAGCTGCGAAGCTTCTTCTTGAATGAAAAGGTCCTGATTGCAGCCGGTGGAATAAGCGGGCTTGATTACTGGTTGCTGAAGTACGGCGGCGGAAATTGCCAGTACGCTCACAGTGATTACCACTATCACGAACTAACCATCATGCATCATGAGCCGGGGTCTATCCTGCTTTGTGGCTATTGCGACAACCAACTGCGAGAGCAACGTACCGAGGCGCTGGCAGAACTGGCACGCAGAAACGTAATTGCCTTTGTTCTGGATTCTATTCGTATTTCTCTCGGTATCGACAAAAGTCGCGAGATTTCCCTCGCGGAACTCAGCTGGTGGGCTGTTCGTAAGTCAGTAACGGATGCTTTACCGGAATGTTGTGCTCGGGAAGTGCTTCGTTTACCCGAAGAAAGCGAGATTGGACGCGAAAGCGATATTACGCCTGTAGTACCGGCCACCAGCATCCTTGGCGAATTAATTTCAGCCGTTGACCTGCCTAATTCGCTAACAGAACCACTGGTGGGCGTGATAGTGGATCCGGCACCGCCTCAATCTTTTATGCGTCGTCCAAAGCGCCTGCGCTGGGAAAATCGCGATTATCTGAATTGGGTTAAAACACAGCCCTGCGAATGCTGCAAGCAGCAATCAGACGACCCGCACCACTTAATCGGATGGGGGCAGGGTGGCATGGCAACGAAAGCGCACGACATTTTCTCCATTCCACTTTGCCGAAAACATCATACCGAACTTCATAACGACCGCCTGGCATTCGAGCGAAAATATGGCTCACAGCTGGAAATGATCATCAATCTGCTGGACCGGGCATTTGCGCTTGGTGTACTGGTTTAATTAGGAGAACATTATGCGTGATATTCAACTGGTTTTAGAGCGTTGGGGCGGCTGGGCGGCAAGTGATAACTCTGGAGTTGACTACTCGCCGATTGCGGCTGGCTTCAAAAGCTTACTGCCGCAGACCGGAAAAAGTCGCCTGTCCTGCACTGATGGTGATGGATTAATTATCGAAAGCTGCATGGCAAAATTGCAGAAGAAGAAGCCCTACGAACATTCACTGCTAGTTGCTCACTACATCTACAAAGTTTCAAAGCGTGGCATCGCAAAGGCCAAGAAGAAAGACGAGAAGCTTATACGTATAGAGATGCAGATGGCTGAGGGTTTTGTAGATGGTTGCTTATCAATGCTAGAAGTTAAGTTGGAAATGGATTTAGAAGCTCAGAGAGCCATCTAAGCCGCTGGAAGCAGCCCGATTACTCGGGCTTTTTCTCAACATCTTTAACATAAAGGATTACTGCTGATTTAATGTCACCATCGACATGCCTAGCATTGATACTGAGATGCACAGGCTTCCTTTCCCATTCGGCCTGTTGTAAAGCTTCTTTATTTCCTGACTCATCAAGGAATATGTCTTGCACCAAGCATGTAAGGCGTTGGTCTGTGCGAACATTTCTTACTTTAACTTTAAATGACTCAGGATCGGTGTTGTTGACTTCTTCTATGCGATAAACACCGTCAATCCTCATCTCAGAAGATCTACGTCTAGCGTTGGTTGTCAGCTCTCTTGCCATTTCTGAATCGATGGTGACGCCATCAACTGTGGTTGTGTCAGCCCTAGCAAAAGATTTTACGATTTCATTTTTTGCGTCATAGGCCATACGGTCCATGTTCTCAATCAGTGGCTGTTGCTTCATGGCCCTTGAAATAATCTCAGTTCGCTTAGTTTCTTCTTGGCTCATGGTCTGCATAGTTTGAAGGTGTTCCTTGTCTCCTTCTTTTTTGATCTCAGCCATCCTGACTTCTTTTCGGTTGTCTAGGTGGCGACGGAACAACGAAACGCCACCCCATATTAAGGCGGCACTTATGACCGTAATCATAATCTGCTCTGCGCTCATTTTACCGACAAGTTCCTGTGTTAATTTTGTTAAAAAACCATTTATATCAACAGTTAAAACCGATGAACCTTGATCTACTCTAACTGATATTTCCAAGTCTTCACGTTCTTCTTTCGTGAGCTTTCTTGGGTCAGGGGTGCCGTACTTGGCAAGAGAGTAAGCTTTGTTGATTTGGCTTTGCATCTCAACAAAACCCTTCATGACAGAAGGTGTCAGGCTTTGTTGGAAGTTTTGACCTTCAAGGCGAAAAGAAAGGTTAGGCCATCCATCAAAGGATATGTTTTCTGGCAAGGAATGACCAGAAAGATAATTTTCGACTAATTGATATGCCTGCTCTTCAGAAGCAATGAGCAACTGTTCCTTTGCCAAAGTGGCATCCTCTTATGATTTATTGAATAGTTTTGATTTGAAACTATTTGAGTAAAATTGCTGTGTAAGAGGAAAGTAATAGAAAAACTTTGAAAAATCACTAACGCGGTCCGCAAAACTGACATTATTGTGATAAGGGTGGTCACAAAGACACATTGCTTATCAAAGGATAAGTCTTGCATTTGCAAGGTTTATTCATATCCTCAGACGGATGGGTTGAGCGTTAACATCATTCATCTGGGATAAAAAATGGCGAAAGGGCAGTTAGTTCCATACGACATACGCAATGAAGTCAGTAAAGCTCTCTTTGATTACTATTCCGGTGATGCGGCTATAGCCTCCATATCGGCTAAATTTCTGACAGATCATTTCCCGCATAAAGGGCAAGCTTACATATACTTCGAAGGCAGTAGTGACTACCACCTGTGTAGCTTTAAGTATTTTTATGACGAAAATTCAGTAAAAACCTTGTCAGTGACAAGTGATTGGCGTGATTAGACGCTACACAACACTTATCTCTCAGGCTCGCTTCGGCGGGCCTTTTTATTTTCCATACACAGCACCCGCATGCATAGCGAGGTGAGAGACGATAAAAATGAATGATTCAGGGAACATCTTCACGCAGTTCTTCGCATGGGTAGCAGCTCTGGCGTCAGCCATTGGATTTACCACACAAGATCTGGTGTTCATGTTCTTTGGCGCTGCTGGTTTGCTTATTTCGCTAGCCTCCTACGTTAACGGGCGGGTGGATGCACACCGCAGACGTAGAGAGGATGAGAAGCGAACAAAAATGGTCAATGACTACCTGAAAGGGGTCGGTGAAAAACCTCTGCATGAACGCCCTGCTGCGGCAAGCGTAGTTGTTGAGGCATTACAAAAGGAAGGTAAGTAATGGGGAACCGGTCAAAGTTGAGCGCTGCTGTTCTGGGGTTGGTGCTTGCTGGTGCATCCGCACCGACAATCCTCGATCAGTTCCTGAATGAGAAAGAGGGGAACAGTCTCACTGCATACAAAGATGGCTCAGGCATCTGGACTATTTGCCGTGGCGCCACAATGGTTGATGGTAAATCGGTGATGCTGGGCATGAAACTGACGCAGGCGAAATGTGACCTGGTAAACGCCATCGAACGGGATAAGGCGCTTGCGTGGGTTGATCGCAATATCAAAGTAACTCTGACGGAGCCTCAGAAGGTAGGTATTGCATCCTTTTGCTCGTACAACATCGGCCCCGGTAAATGTTTCCCATCGACCTTCTATAAGCGCATCAACTCAGGTGACCGTAAAGGGGCATGCGAAGCAATCCGCTGGTGGATTAAGGACGGTGGGCGTGATTGCCGCCTGACTAAAGGCCAGAAGAATGGCTGTTATGGGCAGGTCGAGCGGCGCGATCAGGAAAGTGCGCTGGCGTGCTGGGGGCTGGACCAATGAAAATTAATCCGGGTCTTATCGTCGTTGTCGTTATTGCTGGCCTGACATTAGCGCTTGTAAAGAGTTGCGCAGATGCAACCAGCATACAGAGTGATAACGATGTTCTGCGAAATGATAACGCTTTGCAGGGGCAGGTGATCGCCACTCAGGCTTTCAACTTTAATCGGTTCAATCAGGTTGCATTACATGCCAACAGGCTTAATTCCCTGATCGACACCAGCACCGAAGAAACCGTAATCGAATACCGAGAGATTCTCCGCCGTGAAAAAACCTGTGATCTGCCTGTTCCTGCTGACATTGCTGGTGGGTTGCTCGAATACGCGCACCGTTTACGTTCCAGCGCAATGCACACCGATACCGGCAGAACTGACGCAGCCAATGATCGTTCCGCTGCCGCCAACTCAATGACCTACTGCCAGGCTGTTTTGTGGATTAAGCCGTTACTGGCTGTCATTGAGAAAGGAAATAACAACTTATCGGGCGTTCGCGAGATTGAGCGTCTGCGCCAAAAGACAACTGTAGAAAATTCATGATTGCAACCACCGGAACAATTCTGGTCTGGGTGATGATCGGCATACTCGGTGCTGTTCTGCTTTTCTACGCCTTTATTGGCCTTATGTTTTAATCAATTGGCCTTAATGAATTCACTGCCATAAACCCGGTGGCAACCACTCTGACGAAGCGCAGGAAGCAGGTCGCTATCTCGCTATCATCAAAATGTAGGAAGCCTACTTGCGGGCATGTGGTGTTGTAGTGCGTCCAGATTCTAGCTTTTTTAATGAGCTGTCCAAAATAGACTAAAATCAGTTTGCTCACGTTAAGAGGATAAATCTCCATGGCCGAAAGCAAACTAGCATATGTGGATTCTGAAGGTGATCTGGTTGTCATTGATGAATTTGATGGCAAGGTGTTCATTGCCCTTGATAGTGTTAATGAGCCAGCGGATGTGGCATATCAGATATGGCGGCTCACAACCAAGAACAACTATCATAGCGAGGCCCTCAAACAGGCAGTCGAAATCATGTCCAAGAAGGTGGGTATAATGAGCTATGCTGGCGATTGGACTTATGTAGGCAATGGCTGAAGTACTAATAAGCTTAACTGCTGGCGGGTTTGGTAAGGTTCATTCCCATATGTTAAAGATAAGACAGAAGTTTATCAATATCGGCCACCTCAAAGTAGTTTCTTGGTGGCCGGATTGTTATTTTTTAACCACAAACTCAAAAGGCTGCTCGATGTTACCTGTCAATAGCGCGCAGGTGATTTGTACGTCATTGCTGTATGCTGAGTGCTTCTTCAAAATGGGAAGGAAGACTTCTTCCACATTCCCCACCGCTTTTTTCTTTTTATCAGAGTCGCTTAGGCCTGGTACATACATCTTACCGGCAAAAGTTGTTTCTACAGTTTCAAGCTTTGTCCAAACATCTAAATCTGCAATTTCGTCACGCACACTATCTGCTTTTTCTTTGTCTGACATTGCAGATGTCTGAGCTCTAACCGAATAAGTGAGAAGAAAATTCGTGAACATCATTTAGTCCCTAATTGTATTGTGGAGATATGGAAGTGGAGTCGATGCGAAGGATTTCAATATGTAAATAGATATTTTTTGTCGCTCTGATTGAATGTAAAGTGAACAACCAGTCAGGCTCTTGTTACAAATACCGCTTAAATTACATGAAATAAGTTAATTTGTTTTACGTCGCTTAAGCACGACCATCAGATGTCGTGAGTTCGTAAGCTCCTACAATCCAAAGATTTATTAGTGTCTAGATGACTACGAGTCTTTTGGTTCTGTGCTGGGAATGATAAGCAATATAGCCTTGGGTCCTTTCCGGTGATCCGGCCTGCTACGGGGCGGCGACCTCTCAAGCTCTTACGATTAATGATGTTCTTAGTGCCCCTCACGTTTCCCTTATTCATTTATTTGTCTTATCCCCTTGCGAGGATATTTTCTTATTATCCCCGCACGGGGATAAGACAAACCACTCCAAGAGCGATAAGAAATGAAATCACTAATCCAAATGCAAGTTGTTAAGTATGCCTCCACGCATTAAAAGACCGTGCAAGCATAAAGGTTGTGCCGCGCTGACAAATGACTCAAGCGGTTATTGCGATCAGCACCGACAGCAACATGCAGGGGATGGTTGGCGAAACTATCTGGGCAGTAAGAGTCGACATGAACGCGGTTATGGACGTCCATGGGAAATCCGGCGGGCCCGGATTATTCAGCGCGATAAACATATATGTCAGGAGTGTCGGCGCAAAGGGATTGCCACCCGTGCGAGTACCGTTGACCATATCATCGCAAAGGCGCACGGTGGAACGGATGACGATGACAACCTGGAATCATTGTGCTGGCCATGCCATAGAACGAAAACAGGTAAGGAGCGTATCCGATGAGCTATACCCGTTGCACCTATTGCGGCTCATACCTGCACACGGTCGCTAACTGTCCTAATACGTGGGGCGGTTCATCACGCCGTGCCAGCCTGCGCTGCAGCTATTGTGGGAAGTCTGGGCACAACTCAAATGCCTGCCCCCACAACGCGAGCAGCGGGCGTAGGCGCAGCCTGAGCGATGACTTCCACCTCGACTGAGGCCGGGGCGACAGGGCGGGCGGTGGCGACAGGGGTAGGGGGGGCAAAATCCCAAACCCCTTTCGCTTTTAAGGACTGCCGCTCCCGGTAGTTTTTTGCGCGTGTGAAATAAAAACTTTTTTTTGCTGCATTTTTTCAGGTGTTGAGTATGGGAAAAGGAATGCGATCACCCGGTGGGGGAAGGAAATCTGGCAACACTGGATCACAGGTCAGTTCTGTTACTCGCGCGGTCACCCCTCCCGATGAGTTACTTGGTGATATGGCTGTCGATGCCTGGCGTCGGACATGCCGAATCCTTATCGACCGTGGCACGTTCGAAATGGAGGACTGCTATCTGCTGATGGAATACTGCAATACCGTTCAGCTCCTATACGATGCCAATCAGGAAATCAAAGCTGATGGAATTGGCGATGAGACAGCTGCCGGTGGGCAGAAAATGGGCGCGGCAGTAAAGGCTCGTGACAAATACATCTCACAGCTTATTCGACTGAGCGTGGTTCTGAAACTTGATCCAAATAGCAGGATGGTAAAACGACCTCCACTCGCAGGCGGTAAAGCCGAAAACGAATTTGACGAATTTTGATTGGGGCGATGGTCCCAATTTTAGGGACTTATTATGGCCGCGTACCCGAGCGTCAATATGGCGAACCAGTATGCGCGGGATGTGCTGAACGGGAAAATACTCGCCTGCAAGAGCATCCAGCTGGCATGCCAGCGCCATTTTAATGAACTGAAAATGTCTCTCGATAAGGATTATCCCTACCGATTCGACCGTGAACTGGCGGAACGGGCCTGCCGTTTCGTTCAGCTATTACCGCACTCCAGCGGTGACTTAGCTGGTCAAAAACTGAAGCTTGAACCCTGGCAGGCGTTTGCATTTAGCTCAATTTTCGGCTGGGTCACGAAAAAGACCAAAAAACGCCGATTTCGCGAAGCGTATATCCGCGTGGCCAGGAAAAACGGGAAATCGTTTTTCGCGGCAGGCATTGGCACGTACATGTTCTGCGCTGACGGTGAAAACAGCGCAGAAGTGTACTGTGGAGCCACCACGATGGCGCAGGCGAAAAAGGTATTCACCCCAGCCAGACAGATGGCAGATCGCCTTCCGTCGCTCCGCTCAAAATTCAACATTTCGGTATGGGTGGACAGTCTGACCCGTCCGGATGGTTCGCTTTTCGCTCCCATCGCCGGGAAGCCTGGCGATGGTGACAGCCCACACTGCGCAATCATTGATGAATATCATGAGCACGACACGGATCACATGTATGAAGCCATGACGCTGGGTATGGGCGCACGTTCGCAGCCGCTGACGCTCATCATCACCACGGCGGGTACGTCGCTGGAATCGCCATGCTACGACAAAGATAAACAGGTCAAGGAGATGCTCAACGGGCATGTTCCTAACGACCGCCTGTTTGGCCTGATTTACGAGCTCGATGAAGGGGACGACTGGACCGACCCGACCAACTTTATTAAAGCGAATCCGAACCTCGACGTGTCGATTTCGTATGACGATCTGCTGGCCGAGATGGAGGTAGCAAAACAGGTTCCCCGTAAGGTGAACGCTTTCAAAACGAAGCGTCTCAATATCTGGGTATCGGGCAAGGCTGCGTTCTATAACATGACGCAATGGCTTGCTGCAGCCGATAAATCCCTGCGCTACGAGGACTTTGCTGGCGAGGATTATTACCTCGGTCTGGACCTTGCACAGCGTCTGGACCTTAACGCCGGTGTCGGAGTTTTCGTTCGCGAAATTGAGGGGAAGAAACACTACTACTGCATCAGGCCGAAATTCTGGGTACCGGATGACACGGTCAGAAGCACGGACCCGAAAATCGCCAAAACTGCAGACCGATATGTGAAGTTCGTCGAAATGGGGGCACTTGAAGCGACAGACGGGGCAGAAGCGGATTATCGCGAAATCCTGGCCAGTATTATCGATCTTCAGGAAATTGATAAGGTTCGCATCAGCGAGATCCCCATCGACCCCAGCGGTGCCACGGCACTCAGTCACGAACTGCAGGACCACGGTTTCGAACCCATATCTATCCGGCAGGACTACACCAACATGTCGCCTCCTATGAAGGAGCTGGAAGCTGCGCTTGCTGGCGGACGTTTCCACCATGACGGGAACCCCGTTCTGTCATGGTGTATCAGCAACGTCATCGGGAAAAATGTCCCCGGTAGCGACGATATCGTCCGGCCTACGAAGGGCGACAAACAGTCAAAAATCGACGGCGCGACAGCGCTGTTTATGGCAATAGGCCGCGCAATGCTGAACGGTCGGGACAGCAATCAATCCGTTTATGATGAGGAAGACGTCGCATGTTAACGGCAATTATTACATTTATGATCGGCCTGTTCGGCGCGGCGCTTATCTCGTTTGGCGCGTGGATGGTTTTTCCGCCTGCAGGCGTTATTGCTGCAGGCGTGTTTTGCCTTCTGGCATCGTATTTTGCAGCCAGAGCCGCTGCGCCAGCGAATGATTTACCAGGGGGTAACTGATGTTCATTCCTCAGTTCTTCCGGGGTAAGGCGCGACCGGGAGGGAGTAACTGGACAACGGTTCTCGGGAGCGTCAGCGCCAGCAAGAGCTCATCGGGCATGCTGGTTACGCCGGAAACGGCAATGGGGATCGGGGCCATTCGCGCCTGTGTGACGCTCCTTGCCGAATCCATCGCCCAGCTGCCCTGTGAGCTTTACCAGCGCGACGAAAAAGGCGGTCGACGCAGGGCAACGGATCACCCTCTGTACGATGTGATCCATTCGCAGCCGAACAGAAAGGACACCAGCTTTGAATATTACGAACAGCAGCAGGGCGTGCTGGGGCTTGAGGGGAACAGCTATTCCCTGATTGACCGTCACGGCAACGGCGATATCGCTGAACTTATCCCGATTAACCCCAAAAAGGTCATTGTCCTGAAAGGGGCTGACGGGATGCCATATTACGAGCTGCCGGAGCTGGGTGAAACGGTGCCGATGCGTATGATGCATCACATCAAGTATTTCTCGCTCGACGGGTATATCGGCACATCACCAATTCAGACGAATGCGGACGTTCTCGGGCTGGGAATGGCGGTGGAGCAGCACGCCGCGCAGGTGTTCGCCCGTGGCACAACGATGTCCGGTGTCATTGAGCGCCCTAAAGATGCAGGAGCCATCAAGAGCCAGGCGGCAATTGACAAGCTTCTGGCCAAATGGACGGACCGTTATTCCGGCGTGAGAAACGCCTTCAGCGTGGCGTTGCTGCAGGAGGGCATGAGTTATAAGCAGCTGTCTCAGGACAATGAAAAAGCGCAGCTACTGCAGTCGCGCCAATGGACGGTAAACGAAGTGTGCAGGCTTTACAAAATCCCGCCACACATGATTCAGCTTCTCGACAAATCGACCAACAACAACATCGAGCACCAGGGTCTCCAGTACGTGATGTACACGCTGCTGGCCTGGCTGAAGCGCCATGAAGCGGCGATGATGCGCGATTTGTTGCTACCCAGCGAGCGTAGTGATTTTTACATCGAGTTCAACGTCTCGTCGCTGCTGCGCGGCGATCAGAAATCGCGTTACGAGTCCTACGCGCTGGGCCGCCAGTGGGGCTGGCTGTCGGTAAACGATATTCGGCGCATGGAGAACATGGCCCCGGTAGAGGGCGGTGACACTTATCTGACACCGCTGAACATGGTCGATACCAGTACCGTTCACGGGCTGGATAAAGCCACCCCCGCGCAGATAAGCGAAATCAGCGCAATCCTGCAGCGAACTGCATAAACCTGATTATCAGGCTCTCACAGGTATACACAATGTCAAAATTAATCAACCTGCCGCACCTGGCTGACCAGGTGTTCGGGGTGCCTCATTACGCCACACGGCAAATCATGGACTCGGTGAAGTCGATCCTGGTTCCCCGCCTGCAGGGCATGAATGTGGCCCCGCTGGAAATGGCCCTGGGACCGGATGAGTCACAGGAGACGAACGAACCGCAGCAAAGTGGCGGTGGTGTAGGCGTTATTCCCGTCCACGGCATCCTTGTCCCTCGGCGTGGCCAGATCGTGAATATGTGTACGGAGCTGAACAGCTACGAACGTATTCGCGGCCAGATTGCTTCCCTTCTGAACGACCCGGGCATTAAAGAAATCGTGCTCGATATTAACTCGGGCGGCGGTGCGGTATCGGGCTGTAAGGAGCTGGCCGACTACATTTACCAGTCGCGCAGTGTGAAGCCCATTACGGCCATCGTGAACTTCAGCGCGTTCTCTGCGGCGTACTTTATCGCGTCAGCCTGCAGAAAAATCATCGTCAGCGAAACCAGCGGCGTGGGTTCCATCGGGGTCATCCTGGAGCACATGGAAGCATCGAAATGGGAGGAGAGTGTGGGGCTGAAATTTACCACGTTCTCGCGCGGCGATAACAAGAACAACGGCTCCCCACATGAACCGCTGACGGAGCTGGCCACGTCCCAGATACAGGCGATGATCGACGGTGCGTACCAGACGTTTACGTCTTCCGTCGCGCAGTATCGCGGTATTGATATTGACGCCGTTATTGGCACCCAGGCCGCACTGTATTTCGGGCAGAACGCCGTCGCGGCAGGGCTGGCAGATGAGATGTCCGATCCTCAGTCAGCCATCAACGCGATTGCCGCGAAATACAAACCCTCACCCCAGCAATCCAGTATCCAGTTACGTGCCGCTGTTATGGATCAGCAGGCCCGTATGTAACCCGACGCGAAGCGTCACCGTAAGCAGCCAGATGGCTGCTTTTTTTATGCGTATAAGAGAGAAAAACGATGAACAAAATCGAAGAACTGCGTCGCCAGCGTGCGGGTATTAACACTCAGGTTCAGGCCCTGGCACAGATTGAAATGAATGGCGGCACGCTGAGCGCGGAGCAGCTGGAGCAATTCACAGGCCTGCAGGCTCAGTTTGATGAGATCTCGGCGTCCATTCAGCGTCTTGAAGCGGCAGAACGCCTCGCCGCCACCACGGCGATTCCGGTGAAGGCTGCGCAGAACGGTCGTAACGCACCGGCTGTGCAGGTGAAAGCCGAACCGGCTCAGTACAAAGGTGCAGGCATGACCCGCATGGTGATGGCCATCGCGGCGGGTAAGGGCGACCTGCAGCAGGCCGCCGCGTTCGCTGCGGAAGACCTGAACGATCAGGGGCTGTCGATGGCGATCACCACGGCTGCCGATTCCGGCGGTGCGCTCGTTCCGCAGAACATGCAGAACGAGGTGATTGAGCTCCTGCGCGACCGCACCATCGTGCGTAAGCTCGGGGCGCGAAGCATCCCGCTGCCGAACGGTAACCTGGCGATCCCGCGACTGGCCA